GCCATCGGGCCACGACGTCGAGTCAGCCACGGGGGTCAGGAGCATGTCCGCGCCGGAGTAGCCGCCGAACACGTAGGTGCGATCCGAAGCCTCGTACTTCGCGAACAGCGCACCAACCTGCGCGGCGATCTCGTCGGGAGCATTGCGACACGCGGGACCACTCGCGAACGATAGCCGGTGGTAGTTGCGCGCCTGAGCGAGCACGGTTCCGGCCGTGAACGAGCCGTTGAACCCGACGATGCCCGTGCCGCGCTTGCCAGCGAGCGGCAGCGATTGCGCGTCGATGAATGAGCACAGATTCGTCAGCGCCGTGGCGTTTCCGCCGAGGTCGTTGATAATGTTGTACATCCACACGCCACTGTTCGCAGCGAGCGCGGCCGCGAGATTCGCAGCCTCAGTCGTCGCGCCCTCGACGCCTGGAGTGGACGCGCCAAGATGGCCCGGAAGCGCGATGGTGATACCAGCGCCGGGAGCATTGGTCGTGAGCTTGATCGGGTAGTAGGCAACCGCTCCACCGCGGAGGCCAGCGTGGGGGTTCGTTAGGATGACGTTCGACGACGCGCCCGAAACAACAATGACGTTGCTCGCCGCGAGGGCCGCACGCATCTTGCCCGCAACCACGTCTGTGGTGTCGCCGGTCTCGATGAGAATCGAGGTGTCGACGTCAGCGGTTCCAAGCGTCCAAACGGTGGTGCCGGTCGCTGGGGTGCCACCAACCACGATCGTGGTGGACGCGGCAACAGCGCCAGCGCCGGACGTCTCGTCGTAGCAGATGAGCCCGATCTTGGTCGTCTTATTGACCCTATTGGCGAACTTCCACGCGCGACAAGCGGCGGAGCGCTTTCCCGCGCCGGCTTCCACCTCGGCAGCGTTACGCGGCCAGTAGAGCGTATTCGCCGTGTAGGTCCCCGCTGCCAACTTCGGCATCACGATCACCGTCGGGCGGTCCATTGCGATTCCGCCGACGGGACCCGCAGCGTTCGCTACCTCGACGAGCACGCTCGGGATTCGCCACGAGGCAGTGAGCCCGGTGAGTGCGATTGAATCAGCCATTGGTCTTCACCGCCTTCGTGGGGGTCTTGAATTCGACACCGATCGCGCGAGCTGCGGTCTCATCGGCGGGGACGAAACAGCCATCACGACGCGCCAACTTGAGCAGCCGTTGACCGGCTGGGGTGGTGTCGTCGATGGTGAATTCGGTGGGCTCAAGCGTTCCGTCTTCACGTCGCGCGAACCCGAGATATTGCGGAAACTGGCCCAGAAAATAGGAGTTGGGCCGCGGCACCCTGTGGTCAGGGTGACCCTTGAATTTGAGTTGTGACATGGACCTCTTACGCGGCCTTTTGCAGCTCGCGCTCAATCGTGGTGATGTTCTTGTCGTGACCTTCGCCCACGAATGGGGAGGTGCTGCCAAACATTGCGGCGCGTCCGATGAACCGCGGCTTGACGCCGGGATGCATTACTTTCTTCGCGAAGAACCGTGTACCGCTAACGCCAAAGCTTCCGCCCACTGTCCACGAAAGGTACTTCTTGCGCCGCGGGACGATCGGGTACTTCGCGCGCTTCGGACCGTAAAGACCCGTGCCGCGTTCGATGAACAGCGAGTGTTTGACGTCGTTCGTCAGCTCGCCCATCACAGCGCCACCCGTGCGCCAACAGCGGTATTTCCAGCCGCCGCGCAGTCGGTAGGTCTTGCCGGGGGAATTGATCTTCGCCGTCGTCTCAGCGCGTTGACCAACAGCCTGCGCCGCTTTCCACTCTGCGTGCTGCAGGCGAACGAATAGTTCGTGCTGCTGGCGCTGGAGGGAGGCGACGTCGAACATGGTTAGATCTCGCGCGGTGGACAAACTCGCCGAATTGTCGACGGGAGCGATTGCTCTTCGAGCTTCCAAGCTTTCCCGAATCGCTCGCCGATCTTCTCCATCGTTGCGAGCGTCTCGGTGTCATCTTCGGCAATCACGCAGGTCAGCTTTGCGCCGCCACAGGAGACCTCGAAACTAGCCGTCACGCCGGTCAACTCAAGGACATCGGCGTAGAGCTGGCGGCAGAATTCTTTGGACGCTTGAACGCCGCGGAGTGGTCCGCTCTCGCTGGCCGCAAGGGCTAGGTTGCGCTCTGTGATCGTCAGGGTTGCGGTCGATTTGACGGTAAAGACGGCCATATTACCCTTCGTTCCACGCCTGCACGAGGCGATGCTGTAACAGGGCGACGCCAGCCACCAGATCGCACCGCCCTGAATTCGAGCTATCAACCGCGTACTGCGTGTGAGTCAGCGAGTCTCTGTCTGTCCAGGTGACGGCTACCGACAGAAGCTTTCCGGATTTCGCATCCTCAAGGGCCGCTTCCAGCACCTTGATCGCGTTTCCCGACGGCACGCCACACTTGAGTTGCTTCAGCGCGGCGGTCATGCGTTCTCCAGATCTGCCGGTTGCGTCACATCAACCAACGCGTCGGTGGCGTCGTCGCCGTAGCCATCGTGTGGCGTGAGGTAAGCCCCGCCCTCGAACCCGGTGGCGGCAACGTCGTTCTGAAACGTGAATCGCTCGACAGTCTCGAGGATCACAGAGCCGCCGAAGTATCCCGCGCCCTTGTCTGTCGTGAGGTCCTCGGCAACGGCGGGGCCGCCAGAGGTGAGGACGTTGATCTCACTGAACTGCCCGTGGAACTGGTATGCGCCAGCCTGATACGCGGGGTGCATACCCTCGTGAATCGCAACCACGATCGCATTGGAGACCGGTACCCAGAAGTGGCCTACCTTGCGTTGCAGGTCAGGCCCGAGCGGACCAATTACCCACTCAACGGACCACTGCTGGCGGCGGAGCGTGTAGTCAAAAGACTTGTTGTCGTAGCTCGGATCGCCCTCGCGATAGACCGCCAGGACAGGGAGCGCCGTCGCGAGCTGCGCCAGGTTCGCCGGGTTCGGCTTGATGCCAGATAACACGCTACTGACGGGCCCAGTGGACTCCGCCAGCATGCTGTTGATGCCGAGGCGTGAGACGATTGAGCGCCAGGCGTCGCCGCAGTTTGCCTCGATTGCAGCGGAGAGTAGGCCCACGATGGAGGCTAGGCCTGGGTCGTAGATGGTGGCGCTATCCTGGATCGTCAGCGGGAAGCGAGACCCGCCGAAGCTGTCGAGAGAAGCGGCCATTATTCGCCAACGGGAGAGCAGGTCAGGGTGACGTGGAGCGCGTGGTCAACGTTGCTGTTGTCGACCCGATAGAGTGCGCCCTTGGGACACTGTGGACCCGTGACTCGAATCTGTAGCCCGTCGTATGTTTGGAGCGTCGAGCCGTTGAAACTGTTGCGGTCGACGCCGCCCGTGCCATAGCTCGGGGTGAACGGCCCGATCACGACCTGGCCAGCGGCGTAGAATCCGAGAGCGATCTCTTTCTGACTCGGGAAGCGCACCTTTGGGGGAGCGCCACCTGCGACAGTGATCGGGGCGAGAAACTCGGTCTCGTCACCGTCACCAGGCTGAGCGCCGGACCACACGGTCGTGACGATTGACGCAGTGTGCTCGCGAAGGCCGAACTCTGCCGGGATCGCGCGGCACTCGTCGGCGATTGCGCGGAATTCGTCGGCCGCTGACATCAGTACGCCACCATCGAGGCGCCGCTTGATTTCTGCGGCGAGTGACGCTCGATGTTGAGCCGCGACGCCAGCTCACTGCGCCACCATTCGATCTGCTCTTGCAGCAGGCCGAGGCGGCTCTTGCCGGTCTTGGTGTCGTAGAACTGCACTTCGTCGACGGCCTTGAGTGCGCCCGTGCCCGTGAGCCCCGCGATGCGTTCTCGGATCTTGTAGATGGCTGAGAGGCACTCGCGAACCTGCAGCAGGCCGCCGTCGACTGTTACCGGGTAGGTCCCGGCATGCGCCTTCTTGAGGATGACCCCGACGCTCGTGCCGGAGACGCTGCGCACGGTTGCCATTTCAAAGGCGTCGTCAACATCAATGGCGATCCGTTCATGTAGCTGGACCCCCGTGGCGCTCGCAACCGTCAGGGTCACGAACGCTCCGGCGGCACTCGCCACAACCGTAGTCGAGGCCGTCGTGTCGGCGCCCTCTGCCAGGTACGGTTGAATCACCTGGGAGAACAACGCGGACACGCCGATCCATGGCTCCGCCCCAACGGTTAGGACGTTGTAGCCAGGCTCGGCTTGGAGGCGCGCGAGTTCTCCCGTGGTGAGCGGCATTGGTTAGAGCCCGACGTTTTCGCGGTAGTAGTAGCGGGCGGATCCGAGGTCGCCGGTCGTGGAACTCGTGGCGCCAGTGTAGAGCTGGATGCGGGCGAGTCTGTGCCCGTACACCGCTTCACTCGCGGTCACGTTGACCGTGGTGGCGACGTCGGTGCCAGTGGTGCCGGTTGCGATCGCCACGTTGGCGGCGTTGTTCGAAGGCACGCAGTCGTACCAGTTCGTTCCGTCGTCGCACACCTGCCACTTGGCGAACGCGGTGAGCGTATTGGTCTGCGGCAGCACCGTGACCAATGCGCTCAGCGTTCCCGGTGCGACCTTGTTCATGACAATGGAAGCGCCGGAAAGTACCTGCGGGTTCGTGCCCGCCGGGAAATTGGTGGACGCGACGATAGCCACCACGCCCGCCTTGATGTCACTGCCTGGAATTGCGTATCCCATGGGATTCTCCTTTCAGGACAGCGATTAGCGAGCCGCGGTGAAGCGGGGCGTGTAGATGAACGAGGAGTCCATCAGACCAAACGCGAGGTAGGCCAACCAAATGACCTTCTCCGCTTCGCCGTAGTTGTTGTCGTTGCTGAACGCGACGCGAGGAGCCTTACCCATGCCGACGCCGAATGCACCGGGAGCGATAGCGTGCGCACGGTAGACAGGGATACCGGCGGGGGTGTTCGCTGGCTTCGAGAGCGTGGTGCTCTTGAATACGTGGAACTTGCCGACGGTCTTGAGGTACGTCGCGGGGAACAGCGCGTTCATTTCCTTGTGAACGAACGACAGCTGGCGGTACTCGACGTCGTGCTTCAGTGCCTCGTCTCCAGCCGGGGGAACAACGAGCAAGCGATAGCCATCCGGCAAAGTCGGAAGGTTCGCGTCGTCCATCAGCCGCTCAGTGTAGGAGATCTGCGCGTAGGACAGTGGCGCCTGACCGGCTGCGGTGATGTCGTTGTCCGCGGTGATTCCCTCTGTCCAGACACCGGTTCCGGTATCGGCTAGAACAGTGATCACACTGTCGAGGAACTTGTTGAAGTCCCGCTTCATGTGCGTGCCAACGATCTTGCTCGCCTTATGGACGCCAACCTGAGTGTCGAGCCCATCGAGCGAGAACGGCGCAACGCGGGCGTTTGCCTGGTCGTAAGGGCCAGCGAATCGCGCGAGGGTCAGCGTGTTTTGCTCGCTGCCGACGGAGATCGGCGTGGTCGAGATCGTCATGTTCGACGTGATCTGACGGCTCGTTTGCGTGTAGGTCGTATCAGCGAACAGAGGGCGGTTGATCTTGACGGTGTGTCCTGGCTCGCCTTCCATTTTCATGGTGGCCGCGAACACCTGATCGCTGATGCCATCAGGCTGCAGCATGAAGTTGCCGCCGTCGTTACTGTAATCCGCACCGACACCGCTAAGCTGAGTCGTGGGATGCCCAAGCGATTCCGGGATCGGGAGATCCAAGGAAAGCGCCTTCATGAGCATTTGGGCGTAGAGGTACTGGGGCTCAGGCTTGAGGAGGAGCTGCGCGGAAGTTCGATCGAAAAACTCCGCGGGCATCGATGCGCGATCGGCGGTCATGTTTGTGTGTCCTTGTCAGCGCCCGCAAAGAGCGCAGTAGGTTAGGTCTTTGGGTAACAAGCGGACCCGTGCTGCTGCAGGTACTGCGCAGCTGCGAATCGATTCGTCGTCTGAAGCGACGAGTAGATCGCTGCGTGATCCGGTTGCGACGTTTGAGTCGTTGGAGCAGGAGCGGGCGCCGCTGGTGCGGTACTCGCGAGGATTGGAGCGGCAGCTGGTGCCGTGATTGGAGTGTCCGCCACTGTTGCGGCTGGAGCGGCTCCCCAAGTAGGAGCGAGCGCCGCATAGGTCTTGAGCCAGGCCACCGCGTCGGCGCCGGCAATGGCATCGACCGCGGCCTTTTGCTCTGAGGTGATCTTCGACGCGGCTTGCGACACCGCAACCGTGAGGGCTTCGGCTTGTGCCGTCACTCTCAGATTCAGCGCCGCAAGCTTCTCTGCGTCGGTCTTGGCCGCTTCTGCAGCCGCCTTCTGGGCGGCGATGGCGGCCTTTGCTTCGTCGACGTTCGCGATGCCAAGATCGGCGAGCAGTTTCGTTTGCGCCGCGTGCGCAGCCTGCTCTAGCCGTTGCTTCAGCGCCTCGGGAGGCAGGTCGGCAACGGTGACAGTAGTGGGAGCAACAGTGGCAACAACAGGCGTAACTACGCCTTCGATCTCTGGCATAACTCGATCCTCCTAACGCCCGTTGACCGGCGGCGACCCGTGGGGGATGTGGGAACAGTGACGAAGCGGGGCGGTCGTTACTTGACCGCGAACACGAGCTCGAACTCTGGTGCGATCGAAGCGGACGCCCCGACAGACCAGAAGTGGATCGTGCACGACGCCTGAGGCGGGATGATGATCGCCGGGGCAACCGCAACGCGTCGACCAGGCTGGCCAGCTGCGTCAACGGCGGTCGGAGTCATGGCGCCACCGATCGGCGCACCAAACGAGAGGTAGAACTCTTCACCGACGATGTTGAGCCCGCCCAGTGTGCCACGGGCGAGAACGCGGTTTCCTGCGCTCGCGGCAGCGAGAACACTGACAGACGTGTTGGACTGCGCGTTGACGAGAACCGGCGGAGCACCAGTCACCCCACCGTTGCAGTTCACCGGAGTGATTGCCGCGGTGTTGTCTGTGGCGATCGCGCGCGCGGTCGGATCCATCGTGACAGCGTAGTGAACGGCGGTCGTCCCGGTAGCTGCCGCGGTGGCGATGAGCTTGAGCGACTGCAGCCGAACGGACTTGCCGCCCACCGCGTCAGTGTTGCGGATGTGGAAATTTGGAGCGGTCGCGCCGTAAGCGGTCTGTGCGGCGACCCAAGCGACGCCCGTGCTGATAGTGGGGTTGGTCGCCACATAGAGCGAGCCCTCTTCGGCATAGCCGAATTGGCCCTGCTCGCGGACCACGGTCTCACCGTAGCCATTGAGCCGCAGCTCTTTGTCCATCGACGTGCTGTCGCCAGCCTTCGTCGGGAGCAGCGCCTGCGGGAGGCCGCTCGAAAGCATCTGTGTTGCTCTCGCCATGATTAGGACTCCGTGTAGAGGACGGTGATTTGGACGGGCACAACAGTGCCGAGCGGCACGCTGACCTCAGACGAACCAGTGAGAGGGCCATCCTTGAGACCGCCAGTGAGAGCCGCGGTCGAGACCGTCAGATCGCCAGCGTAGCAAGCGGTTCCGGCGGAGTTCTTGCCGGGGGCCTTGCACTCAGCGCGAGCAAGCGTGATGGTCTTGCCGTTCTTCAAATCGCTCTGGATGCGAGTGGAGACGCCAGCGATGTTGATGGAGTCCGTGGTGGCGACGTACGCCGGGAAGCTCACGGCGACAGTGCATTCATGCACAGTGCCGATGCCAGTGAAGTTGCGTCCGGTCTGAGAGACCCCGACGATCGTGCCTTCGATAACAGCCATTTCGATTACCTTCCGGAAGAGCTACGGAGCGAACGCACGTTGGCGGCGCCCTCTGGTTTCGCGTCTGCTGCAGCCAACAGACGCTTGATGGCGTCGCGCTGCGCTTCGAGTTTCTTGAGCCTAGCGATCTCCGCGTTCAGTGTTTTGAGTTGCTGGCGGGCAAGCTTGATGATGTCGCGGTCGGTTGCCTTGAGCGGCTTGGCCTTGGCGATCGGTGCGGCAGCGGCAGCGGGAGCAGCTGGCCTTCGCTCAGCAATTGGCGCCGGCTGATCCGGCTCATCGCGAAACGCCGCAAGGCAGTCCAGGCAGGTGTGCTCGATGCCGTCACAGCCGAACGCGGATTTCAGGTGGCTGCCACCGCAGGCCGGGCAATTCACTTGCCGGCCTTACGAACTTCGGGCGCCTGCTTTGACTTGGCAACAACAGGCACAGCGGGCGCCACTGGCTCAAACGATCCCTCGCCGCACTTAGGGCAGGTGCCGCCGTCGAACACGGTGCCGCAAACTAAACAGAGCTTGGTCATGGGGTCCTAGTGCAGGAGTGAGTAGCGGACGAAATGCGAGGTACAGCGGCAGTTGCTATGGACGTGACCAGGGACGACGCCACCGGGGAACTCGCCGTCAATCGCTTCAGTGCCGTCGAGGCCCGCGCAGTGTTGGCAGGTGCGAGAGTCAAGTTCGGCGTCCCAAACCTCGGTAAGGCCGAGCTGTTGCGCCCGGTCAATGACCGCGTTTCGGTGCTCGGCGTTGTAAGCCTGAGAGTTTTCCGAGACGGCGATCGTTGCCAGTCGCTGGTCGATGCGCTTGATAACCGGGCCGCCACTGTTGAGCGTGTCCAGCGCAAGCTTGGAAACGTTGCGGGCAATGCGCTTGGCCCGCTCGAGATCAACGAGCCGTCCCGGGATGCCGGATGGGACTAGCCCGCTCCCGAAGTAGCGGCTCGAGAACTCGAACGCTGATGCTCTGGCGGCGACCCTGACGCTCGCGATTGCGCCGTAGAGTTGCCGCTCAAGCTCAGCGATTAGCGTCAGGTCGGGCTTTCCCTTGACCGTTTTTCTTCGCAGCATCAGAAGCAGCATCAGAGCCGCCGCTTCCGTTTTCAGTATTCGCTCGCGCGAGTCCTGGGCCTGCTGGTTTTGCGGTAGGGCCATTCAAGCTCGCATGTGCGCCAGCGATTGAACTCGCGAGCGCCTTTGCTTCGTTCTCGGCGTTGGCAGCGTCGCGCTCGGCTTTCTCTTCCTCGAGCTTCTCCAGGTACGCGTCGATGTTCTCGATGTTGAACACGCGCGAGAGTTTCTCGACTGCGGTGCGCTTCGTGATTAGCGTTGCCTCGAGTGCCGTCCTCGTCGTGGTTACAAGCTTCTCGTCATCCTCAGGAACCGGCTGGAACCACGCACCCCAACGAAGCGACAGCGGTGGGTCGTCCCAGTCGTTTGACGCGTCAGCAAACGTGTTCAAGATCGGCAGGGCTTTGGCGATGCCGCGTGTTCGCAGTGCGCCCCCGAGCTTATGCGCAATGCGCAGCAGCATGCAGTAGGCAACCTTGAGGTAGTCGACGCCAAACCCGTCACGATCCTTCGCAACTCGGTTCAACTGGCGAGCCATGAGCCGCTCGAGAGCCTTGCCGCTCAGTGCTGCCGCGAACCGGATCTCCTCCGGGTTCAGTGCGACCCAGGCAAGCGCCTCGGAGACGCGAGCACGTAGGTCCGCCATCGTGTCAGCCAGAGCCGTAAGGGCCCCGGCGTTCAGTTCGAGTTGGCCAACCTTGGCGTTCTCGTTCTCGAACTGCCAGACGTAGCCCGGCCCCTGCTTGCGTGATCCCTGTGGAGCGCGGGCGGCCGGGTTCGTGAATCGTTCAGCGGGCGGCGAGTGTGGCGAGTAATTCCCGCCAGACCCGGACGCGTACACAATGAGCTGTTGCTGGTCGGAGTCGCGGGTTGGATTGCTCCCGAGCTCTACCCCGGTCTCGTACCTCTGTGGGAGGCTGTGCACGGCGCCGTCGTGTCGGATCGATGCCTCGATGTTGAACGCGTCGAGTTCATCAAGCACGGTAGCGTGAATCGCGCGGCCGTCGGTGTCGTTGACGATCGATGAGACCAGCCGGAACTTGTGGAACACGACCGGGCAGAACCCGAATCCGTGCGTCACGCTCTTGTCGGCGTCCTCAGTCCAAACCGGCTCCACGCCGTCGACTCGAGCGACACCGGGTAAGAATGTTACATCTCGCTCGGTGTCGATGACACGGCGGAATATCTTGGTGGTCGCTGTCCACGCGCCTTGAACATCGCGGGCGATGTCGATGTATGGATACTGGACCGTGAGCTTTGCGAGACGGCCAGAGTTGTCGAACTCAGGCGTCGAGTACTCAGCCTGGATCGTCTCAGCGAACAGCCTGCCGTTACGAGAGCCGAATAGGCCAACGCATGAGCCAACGGACTGCGCGTCCTTGTAGGCCTCGCGGCAATGTGAGCGGAGTTTTGCCTCACGCTCGAGGCTGCGAATGAACCGATCTAGGCGCTCGCTCGATTCCTCGTCCAGTGCTTCGCCGTCGTCGTCGCTCTCGTTTTCGTCTGGGCGCGATGAGACAGCGGGGTAGCGGCCCTCACCAAGAAGCAGATCCTCGTTGCTCTGGATCGCTCCCTCTGGCGCCTGCCAGATGACAGCTGGTTCGCGCTCCCAAACGGGCACATCCCTCGATGTCCACTTCGGGCGCCCTTCGTACTGGTCGCCAGAAACGTACCGGCGCAGTCGCCCAAGGCGAAGCATGCGCGGGTTCGCGTTAGCCTCGAGCGCTTGCCGCGCTTGCTCTTGACCTTGGATCTTCATGAGTCACTAACCAGGCCGCGACGGCTCATGATTCGGCCAAACTCGCCCATGATGACGTAACGGAGAGCGTCTTGCGCGTCGTCGTTCACCTTGACCACCTCGTCCAGGTATTTGCCGGGATTGCGTGGATCAGGCTTGCGTTTGTACCCCTTCATTTCACCGATGAGGTGAGTGCACTTGGGGTGAATGTAGAGGCGCGACCAGTCGGGAGCTGTCTCTTCTGTGCGGCGGAAGAGCAGGGACGCCACTCTAGCGATCCCAGCCTCTACCGCGTTGTCTGCCTGCTGGACGTTTAGCCCAGCACGGCGAAGGTCAGCGATGCGATCGGGGCGCGACGGGTCAGCCCATGCTCGCAGCCCCGCGTATTTCTCTTTCGCGATCCGGTCCCACTCGGGATTAGGTCTCGCGCTCGCCACGTCCTCGTCGAGGACCCATGCAATCGAGTCGTCACCGTGCCCGGCAATGCCAATCAGGACGAACGCACCAGGGTGCTCCCAGCCGTGATCGATGCCTAGAGCGTAGCGGTGGAAGTGGACGCTAGGGGGTGGCTCGGCAACATGGAAGGCTTCATCAAACGGATAGACGAGGCCCTCGGCACTGTCAAAGTCGCACTCCCATTCACGGGCGAACGTCGCCGGGTCGGTGTTGCGCCTGGCGTCCTCGACCTCTGTGGCGTCGACAACTTCGGGCGAATCCTTCCAGGTCGCGATCTTGGAGAAGTAACGCGCATCCCGCTGGTCTTCGGAGATCCCGAGCAAGTGCAGATGGTAGAGCAGGCCATAGCGACCCATGCGAGGGGTGCCACCAGCCAGAGTCTTTTTCAGCGACCACGGCTCCGAGAACCATGGCTTGACGACAGAGCGGAAGACGCTGATTAGGATGTCGTCGCACTCGTCGGGAAGCACGATGTCACAACGCAACCCGCGGGCAGCTTTGGAACTTGCCGCTGCCGCCGGCATTGGTTGAAACCAACTACCATCAGGCCACTCAATGCGGAGCGTCGACTTGTTGAGCCGTCCGCCCAGGTGCTTCCATTTGCCGCCCAGCTCGTCCTCGAGCGGGCCAGCGTGGATGTCGCGAAACTGTTTGAGCGTCGGGCAGAGTCCAACGATGCGCACACCACGGAACGGCTCGAGAGCGTTGGAGCGCAGGACACCGTAGTTTGACGCAACCGCGAGGTGGATGCCTTCGGTGCGCTCAAACCAGGATTTGCCAGAGCCGCGGCCCCACGGCATGCAGACCGTAGTAGGGAGGCCGGAGCGAGAATTGAACGCGTCATGCGCCCACAGCTGCGGGGCCGTGAACGCGAGGTCTATGCGGGGCACTACTCGCTCGGCTTGTCCGTGCCAGCGCGACGGATAACAACTTCGAGGGGGCCGGGCGGGGCAGCTTCCTTCTGTCGAGCAGCAACGTCGTCCTCGAGCTTGCGACGCTTCAGTAGCGAATCATTGAGCGAGGCGATCGCGCGCCCGTAGTCAGCGGACTTGTCGAGTACCTTCACGCCCTCGTCTTCGTTGCCGAGAAGCTCAGTCGCGTTCTCGATGCGATCGGACAGAACGTCAATGGATCGAATGACGGCAGCCTCGGCCCTTGCGAGCGCAGTCGTGTGAAGCCTGCCACGAGCTGCCATGAACTCGGCGTCCTCTTCCAGCTCGTTAGCCAGTCGGTATCCGGTTCTCTCTGGTATCTTGGCCGCTCTCGATGCCTGCTTTGGGCTACCCGTGCGAAGGAACTCTTCGGCGAAGATTGCTCGCTGGTCGTCTGGTGTCGCCATTGTGTCATCCATTCACGCCCGTTTGCGCCCGGCGACGGCGAGGATGACGCTTGGACTTTTCAGTCGTTGCGTTCGGTTGAATTGTTGGCGTCCGCTCTCCCTACTGAGCTAGCCCGTTTCAGGGCGACGGGTTCGAACCGTCATCATCCGCCGTAGAATTTGCCGCGCTTGCCCATACCGGTCGGCTCGGTCGACGGCTTTGCGTTACCGTCCAACCGCGGAGTCGTTAGCCGCGGAAGAGATTGGGTGACGGCCGCACCGTTTCCGATGCCCGCCATGTAGATTGGTAGCGCTGTTGTTTTACGTCGTTGTCGCGCTCACTTGCACCTGCACAATGCAGCCGACGGAAGAAGTCAACGCGCCGCCTTGGCGGAGGTTTGGCGCGTTGGGTAGATAGATAGGGCCGACGTTTGCCGACCCTGTGCCGTGTCCACGTTGTGGCCGACAGGTGCGCTAGGCTCTCTTCCGGGCCCGAAAGGTTGCGCGCGCTTTCTAAGACAGCTGTCTGAAATGCTCCAGATGCTACATTCATGCTACGTTTTACCGCTGGCCGACACGGCGCAACCCATTGTTTTCCATGTTAGAAATGCGCATTTCGAGCCGATGCGTTTTTCTTTGCATCTTAGCTGTTGCGCTCTCGATGGCAGCCATCCTGTCTAGCACTTCAGCGCCTTGCGTTCCTCGCTCTGCCTCAATGGCCCGCTTCAGCCCGATTGGGTTCACAAGCCACTTGTCGCGCTCACTCGCTCTTGGGATCAACACCTCGAACTCTGGATTGCGCTTCTGCAGAGCCTTGAGCCTGCGAAGCGCGTGAGAGCGGCAATACCCCTCTTGAACGGCCGCCTCTGGAACTCGGATTGGCTTCACAGTACACCCGTCTTCCGATGGCCTTCAGCGGCCACCTCTGCGTTCGACAACTCGATGTTCCACGCC